ATGTCTCCAGATGTTGTCTGAACTTGTGGGCCGATTGCCTCAACACAAGCAGCAGCTTCTTTTTGGAAAACAAGACCACAGCTGTTTTCAAACGCAGAAGTACCATTACCATAAGAGTTAATAGTCTTTGTTGTTGAAGAACCAGCAGTCTCATCAGCCATAGCAACTTCTACGAAGTCACCGCCTGCTCCGGGGTCTGTAACACCGGGGTTTGTGTTAGATGCAGTACCAAACTTAGTACCAAATCTGCCAAAGAATGGGATGTTCATTGACTTGTAGATGGTGATACCAGCTATTTCAATGATTCCGTTACCTGATTGTAACGCATCTCCTCTTTCGTTACGGTTAATTAAACCGTTAGTCTCTATGTTCTGGATAAGTTCATAGTACTGTCTTGGGTTGAGTACAGCTACTCTACCTTCTTGACCTACTCCCTTCTCATCTAGTGCAGCGGCTGCATCATAGAAACCGTTGATTAGACATGTAGAGTCATAAGCAGCTGTACCATCGGTAACACCACTTCTGGTTAGTCTAATCTGTGTTCCACCGGGCTCTTTGAAGTTAGACTT